ATGCACTTCCTCGACTATGGAAAGGAGCCGTTGCCAGATGAAGATTAAAAACTACTTGGTTATAATAGAGGAAGTAAACCTCTTGCAGTTTAAAGTTGAAGCCCCTTCGGAGGCTGAAGCCATCGACTTAGTCGAGGCTGGAGAGGCTGGAGATCCCATTGATCAAAAAGCGATAGAGTTTAATTGCCTATCTGTAAAAGAACACGTTAAATAAAACCCTCGTAACTCGTTGACTATCAGCGAGTTACGGCCCACGGGCGGCAGCTCCCCCGTAACTCACTATCAATCAGTCACTTACGACGATTTTTATATTCTAGATTGATTTGACTTCGAAACGCTGGCTGGTATCGTGAAACGCCCCTTTATTTGGGGGGTTGATTTTGATCTGGGTTTATTTAGTTTTATTTGGGCGATCTGCGTTGATCTGGACCAGCCACGTTCGCGCCAATTATTTAAAATGTTTTGTGCGATCTGGGGCGCTGCATTATTTACGTTATTTCTTTCGATCTGGGGCGATCTCTTATTTGCGGAATGCCGCCCAACCTGCACTTTTTTATTGTTTTTTTAACGTGGCCGGTGCAGCGAGGTAATAGTTTTAAAAACTTTTTGTATTTACCCCCGTGCAGAAATTGACTTTTTTTATAATTTTTTTTGCTTGGCTTTACTTCGATGGAGTAAAAAGACCAACCTCACTGTAGCAGCCACGTCAAACAAAAAGGCCGCAAATCCTTTAAAATCAAGGAAAACTATTGAGTGGGGGTTTTTTATTATTTTTAATTAATTAATATGGCCAATCCACATTCCATATTTTAACCCTTACTTTCTCTATGTTTACCTCTCTTATTATTACTTATATTATTGTTATGTATAAGTTATAGTATATGTTGTAGGTATAAGGGGTAGGCTTCGATGGTAGGTGCTATGTGTAGTAGGTATATAGGCGTATAAGTATACAATATGTTGTGGTTCTAGTGTGCGGCACCACAATATGTAACAAACAAAATGATTTTGTAATTACAAATAAACAATATTATATATCACAGCCCCAAATATCAATCCTCGTATTCATATCCAAAATCACCATAATTGTATAATCCTATTCTATATGGTGTTGATAATCTATTTACCTTGAACATGAAGTTGTCTTTGATTATAATGCATTCCTTAGCCTTGTGCTTGGTTGCTTTTATAGCTGATCGAAGGGAGCAGTTATGTTGGAACATATGTGGGAGGGCGTATTTATAGAGCAGGAATTTATAAAAATAAAAAATACTACTGAAATTGATGCGCCCATTAAAGAAATCATCATATGATCTAGCCCCAAATATATTATGAGCTAAGTTCTTATCTTCTTCTACCTCCTCTGGTCCACCAATTATCCCGACTGATAGACCAGTTCCCCATTGTGATATTACATATCTCATGCTAACTCCTTCAGTATTTTCGAACCTTTAACTGTGATCTTCCGCTTACCATCTATCTCCATGAATCCGCTTCTTAGGAGGTTGTTCTCTGCATCGAGTTGGATGGCAGAGCGAGACATCCCGGTAACAGCAGACAGCATCTGGAGGGAGCTGGGGCCGTTAGACTTAAGGACATCAAGGATCTGGACCTCTAAGTTAGTTAGGCCATGCGGCTTGATACCTAGAAGCTGTTTCATTTTAACCCAAGCTTTCGAGTCAATCCTTGGATTGTTATTGATTTCACAGAACGCTTTGATCTCTAAAGCCCTTTTGATAGCGCTACGAGCGTTACCCCGAACAGTTTCAGCAATCTGACTAAGGACGGACCCATCGAATTGAATCCAATCAATCTTTTTCTGAATGATATGAGCAAGCTCCTTGGAAACATAAGGTTTAAAATCAACAATAGTCATACGATCCTTCAGTGGATCGAAGATCTTGTGGAGTTCAGTAGTCGCAAACAAGAAATTCTGTTTTTGGAATTCGAACGTCGCGAAACCTTCTCCAATCGAAACCTGCTTGCTCTTAGCCCCTTCGGTATTGAATACCGTCAAGAATACTTCAACCAGATCCTTGGGGAGAGCATGACACTCATCGAAGAGGACAGTGATCTCCTCGCCAGCGATAGCTGGCATGAAGACCTGCTCAAAAAACTGTTGAGAATTACGGATTGTCCCGCAATTAATCTCAAGAAGTTTTCTTTTGATTCCCCTAGCAAAATCTTTAGCGAACTCAGTCTTACCTAAACCTTTAGCTCCATTGAGCATAATCGGTGGAATGATAGAGCCAGCCTTATGAGCTTTTGCGTAAAAACCAAGGCGACCCTTGACTTCACTCTGACCTACAAGTTTTTCAAACATAGCTTAGTGGATTTGGAATTGGATAGTTTCTGAAGCTTCAGGCTCGTCAGTGACTGAAGAAATAGTCAAGGATGGAGTAGATGATTCTTGGATCTCAACACCAATATCCTCTATCCACTTCTTACTTACGGCCACCTTAGCGTTAGGGCCAAGATTAGCGTTAAGATCAGAGAGATTCACTTTGATGAAACTAGTTGAACCTTTGGGGCGACCACGACCTCGTTTTGTTGTATTATTCATGACTGGATTTAAGTTAAGCTTTTGTTCTCTGGGAGTCAATTTTTTTTTTATTAAAATATGAATTATTATTCAGACCAAGATCTTGAGGGCGGGGATCAGGAGCATTCTTCTCAGCCTCCTCCGCTAACTCAGCCATGATCTGGTGATACTCTTCATACTCTTCCGGGGTATTAAAAATGGGATGTTCGAATTCCATAACGAGGTCATTATGAATCATCGAACACCCCATAGCAAGGCTTTTTTTGATTAAATTTTAATTTAAATTACCATCACGCTTTTCTTTCAACATGGCTTTAGCTAATATCGCGTAATTTACGATATCATCGCAAGCATCTTCAACACTTTCATTTGCGACCTTCAACTCCTTGTCATTAGTGAAAGACCTAATCCTTTGGATTTTATCAATAACCCTAAGTAGTAACCCTTGCACTGGATCAATCCCAAGGACAGATGCAGCATTGAAATTAGCAAAGGGATCTTTAGAAGTCTTTCCCCCAGTGTAATCATTGTTTTTTTGCCTCATAATATCCCTGCAAGTCTCACAGGTCTCTTTATGCATATTCAGTAGTTCTTCAGTTGTCATAAGATTTTTTGTCTTCCATTCTTTGTATATGTCTTTCCCACATTCCCTCAGTGGAATTATCTTTTTTACATTTTTCTATAAACTCTTGCGCTCTCTGGATTCTTCTTATAGCTAGCTTAGATCTAGCCTCTGCATAGACTTGATAGGGGAATTTGAACCAACAAATCAAACCAACAATCAGGCCCAATGGAATCCCAATCACGATAGAACCAACAAAAATAAATAATTCTTCAAAGAAGCCCTTCATATATCACTTAAAAGTATTTAATTTATCCTGAGTAAGAGCATACCCTTTTCCATGCCCCAAATTAACAACATTCTCTTCTTTGATTAAGTCCTCTTTAGAAGCCCAACCAACAAAATCTATTTGATTATTATCTATAATACCCAGCACATATATATCTACGTCTGGATTAACCTTCATTGTTGAAAGTAATCTCCCGGTTTTGTATGTAGTGGATTTTATATCGTAACGCTTACCATTGAGTAAGCCATCAGCGCTTCCACTGCGAGGAGTCAAACCTAAGTCAGGAAAAGTATTAAATCTTTTTGAGAATGCGTATTCAGCCATCACCCCAAAGACATCAGCTTCAGCCCCATCCTGCTTACCTATCTTAGCGTCCTTAACCCCTGAGTTCCTTGCGATTAACGAGCGCATCCGACCAAGCATTTGGCAAACTGTGATTTCATCTGGCTCAAGTTTTATTTTCATTGATTAATTATTTTAAAATGTTTTTTTATTGATCGCAGAAATTGATTAGTTTTTTTAATAAAAATTTAAAAATTTTGCAAAGATTGAAAATTATATCCTATATTTGGAAATATCGCAGTCGATCTGGGCTTTTTGAGACGAGTTCACCAAACTTACTTATTTTTTTTCGCCTGCTCCTTCTTGATTTTATCGTAGAACTTACCTTTCTTTGAGTTGTCAACCATGAAGTCCCCAAAGGGCTGCTTTTTATTCAGTCCGAAAATTTCTTTTAACCTCTTTGTTTGCTCTGGATCGAGGTTCACATCAAATTTATTTTTATTGCTATCTTGTTTCATAAAATCTTAGCTTTTTTATCTTCTATAAAGTAACACCAGTATTAATAACTCCACAGACACCAGTGTCAAGATTAATATCTCTTGTATATTCATCTTTTTTCTTTAGTAAGGCTTTTAAAAAGTTTAAAATCGTTTTTTGGAGAGGGAAATTGTTCGCGGAGTGGGTTTTCCTTATGCTTCCTCTTTGTTACAAGAGTATGTGTAGTGATAAATTTTATATATTCGCTACATCTTGGCTCTTTACACGCCTCAACCCAACTCTTTCCATGATAAGGCCCACCAATAAATATGAAACCGCAATCATCTTGAGGTAATATAGAAACATATTCGTTCCATATAGCATCAGATCCTGTTTTTATAGCCTTACCATTGTCTATAAATGATAAATGGTTATCTCTTTGATAATTTATGTATTCGCGAGTATTAGAAGCCTCAGAGTATTGGAGATCTAATAAAGGTTGTTTTGAATCTGAAGATCTTTTTTTTGAGACGCTTGGAAATGTTGCACTAGCCCCGAAGAACTTAGCGTATTTCGACATATATTTTACAGTTTTTAGGTCATCAGGTAGGTCGAACCATTCAGTTAATTTCTTAGTTCTACCCAAGTTAAGCCTAAATTCTCGAAAACAAACATGGAAAAAGAACTCATCAAAACAATTTAAACCTTTAAACTCTGCCATCAATTTTAAATTTAACCTTTCTTTTTGCCGTCCTTTTGGGTAATTTGTTGTTCGCCCTCTATCACTAGCAATTGATTTTAATCTTTTAATTGGATTGTCTGCCTTACCTATTTTATAAAAGCCTGTATCTTCATCAAGAATGATATAAACAGAAGAATTGCGACCTATTCTTCCATAACCCCGGCTACAAAATTCTTCTCTGAGTTTTTTTACTTGATTGGCATCATACAGATTTATCCCGCTAAAAAATTCTCTGTAAAGATTCTCTTTTTCATAAGGTCTGTATTTGTGTTGATTGACCATATACTCTACCGCCAAATCAATCTTCTTAGATATCTCAACAGACTTTAAAATACATTCCTCCATTTATGTATGATAAACAGAAATGAAGTAATTTATATATTATATAGATATTTTTTAAGTTTTTTTAATCGTTCCAGTGCCTGATTGTATTTGCGATGATGAATCCACACGTTGTTATGTGGACAAACCACCAGAACGTTCGGATGAGGGCGGCAAGGTCAGCTTCCCGTGGGTTGTCTGACACCCTCTCACCCATCGTCCTACACCATATTCTCCATAATTTAGATTTCAAATCATTCAGCGCTTAGAACAACATAATCATGGAACTTCTTGTAACTATCAGCATACTCAACACAAGATTTAAAGTCTCCTGCATGATCCACATAAGAAGAATCGACCACGACGAACTTACCTTTTGGGATTGAAGCTGGCTCAGCACTCTTAGCTAAATGAGTAGAAGATATCCTCCAACCCTCGCCATCACTCTTAACAACTGTTTTAAACCTTATTGTATCAGAGGGATGAGCATCCTCTTCGTACCAACTAAGCATTTTATCCATCTGCCACTTGGTAAGCGTGACATGAGCTTCCACGTTCTCTGGAGAAACCACCTTAACAGTCTCCCTGAACCGTAGTTTAGGCTCTTTATAGCCATGCCAAGCGGCCACACCCCACACTCCCCACAAGGGGAGACAAACAGACGCGAATAATAATGTTTTTTTCATAATTTTAAAATGGTTTTCTTTCTTTAATGTACTTAACTAATATCTTCTCACCCCGTTTATCATATTCAAACCACCACTCT